GGTTCATCTTTTTATGTGCATAATTAAGCATTCAAGGGGGAGTAATGGAAAACGAATTAGATAACGAATTAATACATAAGCAAATCCAACACATACGGACATATCTTCTTGATATGAAATTAGATGGTTGCACTAAGCAAGCTATTTTGGAGGGTGCGCTTGGCGTAGAAAAGGCGGTAACTAATGCAGAAGTGCTTAAGAGTTCTTTGTTAGCTATGATGCAGACTTACAATGTGAAACAATGAGAGGCGCCAAACCAAAACCTACTGTCACTAAGGACTTACAGGGTACTCTCCAACCATGTCGTACTAATGAGGATGAACCTATGCCGACTCTTTTAGAGGGTGTTGAATGTCCAGAGCATTTAGAGGGAGATGAGGTGGCACGCTCCACTTGGAACTATTACGCTCCCTTGTTGATTAAGACTCGTATCTTGTCTGAGCTTGACTTAGATACTCTGGCTAACTTCTGTGGGATAGTATCTGACTTAAGAGGGTTGAGGAAAGACATTCAAGAGCATGGTCGGTTGTTGTATGTTGAGAAGATGAGGGAGGATGGTAGTAAGTATTACGATGCTAAGACGAACCCCGCCTGTACTCAGTATAATAACTTACTGACTCAGTTCAGGGGTTACTCAAGTAATCTTGGTCTTGACCCTACGAGTAGACCGAGGCTAAAGGTAGAAGGCAAACCAGAACCAGAGGAAGAAGGTATATTGGATGTCTAAGCCTTACCATCAATATGCTTTAGACGTAGGTTCAGGGAAGGTCTTAGCCTGTAAGTGGGTACGTTTGGCTACAGTTAGATACCTGTCTGACCTTGATAATGCTGACAAGTTGGGTATATATTTTGACGAGAAGGCTGTTGAGAAGGTCTTTAAGTTCTTCAAGCTTCTCAAGTTTACTAAGGGGGAGTGGTCGGGGAAGGTATTTAAGCTAGAACCTTGGCAACAGTTCATCCTTGCTAACATCTTTGGATGGATGAATGAGTCAGATGGTAGCCGTAGATTTAGATATGCGTACCTTGAGACAGCGAGGAAGTCAGGTAAGACAGAGCTATTGGCGGGGGTTGGGCTTCAAGGGGTGAGTGCAGATAAGGAGGGAGGGGCAGAGGTGTACAGTGTTGCAACAAAGCTTGACCAAGCTAGGATTAGTCATAGTGCCGCCTCTATGATGGTTCGGAAGTCTCCACAACTCAGCAAGGTTATTAAGATTTACAAGAACAATCTCCATGTAGTTGAGACAGGTTCTAAGTTCGAGCCTTTAGGTTCTGATAGTAAGACTCTTGACGGTTTGAATGTATCGAGAGGGTTGATAGATGAGCTTCACGCACACAAGACCAGAGACTTATGGGAGGTCATTACTACAGCTACAGGGGCAAGGAAACAACCTCTTATCATGGCTATCACTACGGCTGGTTTTAATAAGCAGTCTATCTGTTGGGAACAGCACGACTACACGGAGAAAGTATTAGAAGGGTTGATTAAGGACGAGACTCACTTCGGGATTATCTACACCTTAGACTTGGCTGAGAGCGAAGACGAAGAGGATGATGATTGGGAAGATGAGAGCCTTTGGATAAAAGCTAACCCTAACTTGTCGGTCTGTACTAACATTGAAGATTTGAGGATGAAGGCTAGGAAAGCTAAAGAAGTACCAACGGCTTTAAATAGTTTCCTCCGTCTCCATATGAACATCTGGACGGACTCAGTTACCAAGTGGATACCAACGGATAAGTGGGATGCTTGTGGACAAGACATAGACCTGAAAGACTTGAAAGGGCGTACCTGTTATGCTGGCCTTGATCTTTCTTCCAATATCGATATATCGGCTTTGGTTTTGATTTTCCCTCCCAGAGAGGAAGGGGAAGGGTATAAGTTAGTCCCTCGTTTCTGGATACCTAAAGAGAATATACAGGATAGGGTTAGGAAAGACCGAGTACCTTATGACACTTGGGTACGGCAGGGGTTTATAACCCCGACTCCAGGTGAGACTGTTGACTACGGCTTTATTCTTAAACAGTTAGACCAAGACTGTCAGGACTTCGATTTGTTGGAGGTGGCTTATGATAAGTGGGGGGCTTCTAAGTTGGTCAACGATTTAATCGATATGGGGTTTGAGGCTGAGAATGTTAAACACGCTCCCCGACACTTGATACAATTCTCTCAGGGTATAAGTGCTATGTCAGGCCCGACTAAGGAATTTGAGAAGATGATATTCTCAAGGGAGTTGGTGCATGATAAAAACCCTTGTATGACTTGGATGGTTAGTAATACGGTTGTTCAGTTTGATGCTTCGGGGAACATGAAACCAAGTAAGGCGGTATCAACAGAAAAGATAGATGGTGTGATAAGTGCTATTATGGGTCTTTCAAGGGCGGTAGGGGATGAGGGTGGCTCGATATACGAGGACAGGGGTATCATCAGCTTATAGGAGGTAGAGGGATGAAAATAGTTATCAACAGTTGTTTTGGGGGCTTTAGTTTATCTAAAGTTGGGGTTATGAGATATGCGGAATTAAAAGGATTTAAACTTTATGTTGGTGGAGATGATTTTTATCCTCATTATTCTAAAGCTCCTATAAGGAAAGATGAAGAAGGAAAGGAAATTTGGGATAATGATACTTATTTTAGTGATAGAGATATTGCTAGAGATGATATAGATTTAATTAAAGTCGTTGAAGAATTGGGAGAAAAAGCTGATGGTTCTTGTGCGGGGTTAGAAGTAATTGAAATTCCAGATGATGTGAGTTGGGAAATAGAAGAATATGATGGTACTGAGTGGATTGCAGAAACCCATAGAACTTGGAGATAAAAATGAGAACACTAGAAATAGCGAGTAGAACCATTAATGATGAGTCAGATGTTTATGTGATTGCTGAGATAGGCAACAATCATGGGGGTTCTTTAGAGACTTGTAAAAAGATGTTCAGGGCGGCGAAGAGGGCGGGGGCTGATGCTGTGAAGCTTCAGAAGCGTGATAACAAGACCCTCTATACAAAAGCCTTTTACGACAAGCCCTACGATAACGCCAACTCTTACGGCAAGACTTACGGGGAGCATAGGGAGTTTTTAGAGTTTGGTATCGTTGAATACCAAGCATTAACGCATTTAGCGAAGGACTTAGGTCTTGATTTCTTTTCAACTGCTTTTGATATTCGGTCAGCAGATTTTATAGATAGAGTAAATATGCCAGCCTTCAAGATTGCTTCTGCTGACATTACCAACATCCCTCTTATTGAGCATATAATTAAGTTCGGTAAACCTACGATTATCTCTACAGGGGGAGCAACGGTTGAGGATATAGATACGGTTTATCTAACACTCAAAGGACGTGCTGAATTTTCCTTCCTTCATTGTGTGGCTACTTACCCGAACCAAGCGGAGGATTTGAATCTAAGGTGTATCGAGCAGATGCGTTTAAGATATCCTGATACTGTTATTGGTTTCTCTTCTCATCATCCGTCTGTCTATATGAGTTTAGCGGCGGCTAATCTTGGAGCGTCTATAATTGAAGTTCACTTTACACTTAACCGAGCATCTAAAGGAACAGACCACGGTTTGTCTTTAGAACCAAAAGGGCTTGCTACTCTCTGCCAAGATTTGAAAAGCGTTAGGAGGGCGCTGGGGGATGGAGAGAAGAAAGTTCTGGAGGCTGAGAAAGCACCAATAGAGAAGATGTCAAAAGGTATCTGGCCTGTAAGAGAGATAAAGAAAGGGGAGAAGGTCTGTTTGGATGACTTTGCTTTAAAGACTCCGGGCGGTGGGTTGAAGCCTTACGACTTGGAAGGGCTTGACGGTAAGATTTCTATTAACGATTTGTCGAGTAGTAATTCAATCAAGGAGGGGGATTTTGAATAAGACAGGCAAAGGTCATATCAAAGATGGTGATATTACACCTCACGAGATAGCTGGAGCTATTTACTATAAGGGTGAGCCTTTGGATATGATAAGTCTTAAGGGGAAGATTCATTCTTATAAAGACAGGTTGGGCAATATAAAGATAGAGTTAGATACTATGACGGGGTGGTATAACATTTATGAAAGGGAGGCAGAATGACTACTTGGTTTCCGGGTTTATCAATGTATGTAGGGCTTATTGTTTTAGGGATTGCGATTGGTTTATTTTGTTCGATTGTAATTACTTGTCATATTGAAGACGAAAGGGAGGCAGAGGATGTTTAGTTTAAAAGGTAAGGTAGCAGTAGTGACAGGTTCGGACGGGAATCTTGGGCCAGTATGGGTAGAGACTCTAAAGCAAGCAGGGGCAACCGTCCATGAATTGAAGTTTCCAAGATATGACGTGAGAGTACCCGCAGACCTGAAAGATTTTGCTTTAAGGATGGGGGAAGTGCCAGATATAATTGTGAATAATGCGGCAATAGACAACCCCCCTGGTTCGGATGCTTCTTTCTTTGGTTGTCATGAGGATATAGTAAAGACTAACCTAAATGGGGCTATTAACGTCTGTGAGACTTTCATTCCAGCTATGAAGGAGAAGGGCGGGGTTGTAATTAATGTGAGTTCTATTATGGCTTACGGTGGGGCTGATTGGCGCAACTATGAGGAAGGATGGGAGAAGCCAGTTGGGTATAACGTTTCTAAGGCAGGGTTGTTACAGTTATCTCGAAGTATCACTACTCAATATGGACGATATGGAATAAGAGGGGTAACAATAGCCTTTGGCCCATTTGATAACGGTAAGTTCGACCCTGAATTTAAAGAGAAGTTCTTGAAGAACGTCCCAATGGGAAGGATACTCTCTAAGAAGTCTGTTCAACAGGCTCTTTTGTTTGCGGCCTGTTGTGAAGAGTTCGCAGGTCAGGATTGTCTCGTGGATGCGGGGTTTCAGGCATGGTAACCATAGCCCTTATCCCTGCAAGGTCGGGTTCTAAAAGAATACCCTCAAAGAACACTAAAGATTTCTTTGGTCACCCTCTTTTAGCTTACACGATAAGGACGGCTGTAGAATCAGGGGTGTATGATAGGGTGATAGTGTCTACTGATTCTAAAGAGATTGGTATGATTGCAGAGAGATACGGTGCAGAATATTTTCCAAGACCAGAAGAATTCGCACAAGATGATAGTCCAGATATAGAGTGGATAAAGGATGCTCTAACATTAAATTTCTGTCGAAACGGTAGAATTGATAATAAACCCGATACCCTCTGCATCCTTCGCCCTACCAACCCCTTCCGCACAAAGAAGATGTTAGTAGAGTCAATGGAGCAGTTTAAGAGTAATATAGGCTTTGATTCTATGAGGGCAGTTGAGAGAGTAAGCCAACACCCCCATAAGATGTGGTGCAAGAACGGTAACGGTATTCTTCCGATAATGATAGGGGCAGAGGAAGATTTCACTAAATCAACTCAATCTTTACCTGAATACTTTGTTCAAAACGGTTCTATTGAAATCATGTGGACGAGGACGATAGAGAAATACGGTAACGTCTGTGGTGGTCATATCATGCCTTACTTCACAGAAGGGTATGAGGGATTTGATATAAACGAAGAAACCGACTGGATACTGGCAGAGGAACTTGTTAATAGGGGGCTTGTTAAATTAAGGGAGATGAAATGAAAAAGCGAGAGTTTACTGTTCAGCCTCATGTTTGGAAGCGTATGAAAAGAGATAAGATGTTAGCGATTGACTTCTGTGAGCGGATGTTGAAAATATTAAAAGACCCCAATAGTCATATCGGTTCGTTTTCTGGAGGTTGGAGTGAGAGTGGTTACTCTTGCCCTGAATTAAAAGAGGTTGATGGGGTTATGCGGGAAGTACCTGGAGTTTGGGCTTATCATGGGGATAATTGGTCAATGGGCTTCTCAACGTATAATGGTGATTCATCATACACACCAGAAGGGTTCGGCCCACCTAGAAGTATTAATTGGAAACTTGCATATACAGATATAGAGAAGTACCAAGACCCGAAGAGGATAATGGGTAGAGAGAGTGGGAAGGAAATATTAGACAAAAAGGGGGCAGAATGAAAGTTAATGGGATAGAATTTGAGTTTCTTGGAGACTCGTATGTAGTTCGGGATAGGGGCAGGTCTTATTCAGCAAAACTTATTGGTGAATATACTCACGATGAAATATCAGATAAACTTATTGGGAAGCGTTTGCCTATTACAAATAAGAAAATTAGGGGGATAGATATGTTCTGTGTTGATTTACAGGACAATAAGATAGTTGGGTTATTATTTGCAAAATAGAAACTAAAGGAGAGAAAATGAGTCTTTCTAGGGCTGAGATTTATCAACGTGATAAGGAAAAGGTGAAAAAGAAAGCAAGAGAATATTATTGGGCAAATAAAGAAAAGGTTTTAGCCTACAAAAAAAGAGAGCAAGAAGAACATCCAGAAAGAGTTCGCAAAAGGAAAAGAAAAACTTACGATAAGAATAGTGAGTCAATATTAGAAAAGAAGAAAATCTATTTTATTGAGAATAAAGATAAAATAATAAAACACCGTAAAGATCGCTATCAGAGAGATCGAGAGAACATATTGCAGAAAGGGAGGGAGTGGAGACAGGCTAATCCAGATAAAATAAAAATGTACTTAAAAAGTAGGCGAGGAAAAGCCCGAATATATGAGCGTGAAAGATATAAGAAGCCACAAGTGAAAATTAATAGAAACATGAAACATCTTATATGGTGTAGCTTGAAAGGGAGAAAAGAAGGTAAAAGTTGGAAAAGTTTGGTCAATTATTCATTGGAAGAGTTGATGTCTCATTTGGAGTCACTTTTTATTGCTGGTATGACTTGGGATAATTATGGGAAATGGCATATAGATCATGTTACGCCAGTATCTATTTTTAGTATTCAATCTTATGACGATAAAGAATTTAAAGAATGTTGGGCATTAGAGAATCTCCAGCCATTATGGGCTAGTGATAATCAATCAAAAGGGGGCGGTGCGAGATGGCTATCAAAACAATAGAGAAAGATGGGAAAGTTTATTTTAAGATGTATTGTGAAAATGGAATAGAAGAATACAGATATGACAGTTTCTGGTTTAAGGAATGTGAAACACTATCCTGGCTAGAATCTTTCAAAGACGGAGAAGCCTTTTTCGACATAGGTGCTAACATAGGTATCTATTCCCTTTATTGTGCCTCTCTCTACCCTAACTCTCAAATATACGCCTTTGAGCCTATGCCAAAGAACTTTATTAGGCTTTTACAGAACGTAGAGTTGAATGGGTTTAAGAATGTGCATTGTTTTAATGTGGCATTTGATGAAAAACATTATCCCTGTCCCCGCTTTGAAAAGATATATGTGCCTAGAGATGAAGTTGGACAATCAGGAACACAGATTAATAGTCCAGTAGATGAGCAAGGGGATAAATTTCAATCGCAAACGGAATATCTTATACAACATTTAAGTTTCTTGAATTTTATGGAAGATTTTGATATGGGAGATTATCATGTCAAGATTGATGTAGACGGACACGAAAAAGAAATTGTAGAAGGGATGTATTGGGAATTAGAGAATATACGCATGAAATCTTTTTTAATTGAATGTAATGATGGGGGCACACTTAAGGAGGATGTGGAGTGGGTTTATCAATATACTACTGATAACGATTTCAACAACCACCCTAACCACTCTCGTATCCGTAGAAAGAAAGAAGGCATCAAAGCAGAGAACGTAATCTTTACGAGGTCGTAGTGGAGTTCGACCCCAACGATATAAAAAACCTAATTATCAATTTAAACCGTGAGAGCTTTTACGGTAGCCTAGAATTGACTCTAATCGCTGGCAAGGTCACTCTATATAGGAAAATAGAGACTGTGAAGCCCTCAGAACGTCCTGTTTCGGAGGCGATGATAAAAATAATTGATAGTTCAACGTAAAAAAGCTTGCTTTCCTCTAATTAGTATGCTTATATTAGTATAGACTAATACACTAATAGAGTATCGAGACAATCGAGCCTGTTGGTGATAACGCTTTTTAACTTTTAGCCAATATCGGAACAACCGAGTCGGATTAGGTAGAGCAATCTACTGGATTCGGCTTTTTTTATGGGAATAAGAAGTAAACTCATAAATGTTTTAGGTGGAGAGCTAAGAGCCAATTCTAATAGTCCTCACGACCCTATCTGGGGTGGTGTCTTTGGAGCTATCTCAAAATCAGGCCAAACAGTTACTGCTGATAGTGCTATGAAGACATCAGCGGTTTATGCTTGTGTGCGTGTTCTTTCTGAGGCTATCGCTTCCCTTCCATATAAGGTTTACGAACGCACAGCAGATGGTAAGAACCACGCCGAGAATCATTCCCTCCAATTACTCTTTCAAAATCCCAATGACCATATGACTTCGTTTGAATTTAGAGAGACGATGATGGCACACCTTACTCTTAGGGGTAATTTCTACGCCTTTAAGGAGATGAACGGTATAGGTAGGACTAAGAGTCTTATTATCCTCAACCCTGCTCGTATGCAGGTCATGGAAGAGAAGGGGCGTGTATTCTATCAGTACACTTGGGAAGATGGGAAGTATCAGGTCTTTCCTAGAGAGAAGATATGGCACGTTAAGGGTCTTTCTACTGATGGACTTGTTGGACTCTCTCCAATAGGTATGGCAAGGGAGGCTATTGGTCTTTCTCTGGCTACAGAGGAATATGGGGCTAGATTATTTTCAAATGATGCCAAACCTGGTGGGATTCTGGAAACTCCGGGTGTGATTAAAGAAGATGCTCAGACAAGACTTAAGAAGAGTTGGCAGGAAGCACATTCAGGGGGAGGGAACGCTCATAAGGTTGCAATTCTTGAGGAAGGGTTGACATGGAAAGAGGTAGGCTTTTCTAACGAAGTTCTAACGAAGATTCTCAGTTCTTAGAGACTAGGGCTTTTCAGGTTGAGGATATAGCGAGAATATTTAAAGTCCCGTCCATTTTGATAGGTCATGCGGATAAGGCCGCTACGTTTGCCAGTGTGGAGCAACAAAACCTCAACTTTGTTGTTCACACTATCCGGCCTTGGGCGGTCAGGATTGAACAGTCTGCCGACAAGAACCTTTTGCTCTCCAATGACCAGAAGAAGTTTTTTACAGAGCATAATCTGGATGGTCTTTTGAGGGGTGACAAGAAAACAAGAAATGAGTCTTATGCGTTAGCTATTCAAAACCGTTATATGTCGGTTAATGAAGTGAGGAAGCTGGAGAACATGAACTCTATAGGGTCAGCGGGGGATGTATTTGAGAATCCTAATATAAGTCCTGGTACTCCAGATGAAGATAATCAAGATGACGAAGAGACAGATATTGAAGAAGAGTGAAGAACGGGCAATAGAAGTTATAGAGTCGATGCCGATGTCACAGTTTAGGGTTTCGGGCAAGGCTCAGTTGGACGGTCAAGAAACAGTAGCCTTATATATGAAGAATATCAGTGCTACAAGGGATATTAAAATTACTAAGATTGTGCATCAGATGATAGTACCGAAGATAACGGGGTTTCCCAATCAGGACAATTACTTCTTTATCTCGATAGGTAGGCAGTTGGAGAGAGGTGGGGATGCGACAACTCCGATGAATATAGATGGCGATAGACAGGCAGGGGTATCTTGTCTTGACAGTAATCCCGTACTTACAAGAGAAGGGGATGAGATAGACCGTTGGTATACACAGGCCGTTGGTGATAGGAACGTTTGGGAAGATGAATTGATTTTAAAGCCACAAGACACACTATCTTTAAGTTATCAAAGTGGTCAAGGTGGCGGAATAATAAGAACGAGGGTATCTTTTGGAAATTAAAGAGAAATCATGGGGTAGAGACTCTCCAACATTTACTGCTAAGAATGTAATACTTACTAGTATCGCAGGTAATCCAGTGAACTTTACTTTAGGTGATGCTGGAGACTACCACCTAGATGTTCATGTAGCTGATACGCACCATAAGATGTGGAATCATTATTTTTCTTTTGAGCCAGGTATCACAGATACTACCAATGGTATAACAGCAATAGATTCAAAGACTATTATCCTAAATGATGCTACAGGGTTTAATGCTGGAGATAAGATATCTTTGCATATAGGAACTGTACACACACATAGTTATCGAGAAATTATCAGTATAGCAACTAATACACTGACTATAGATGCGGGGGTTGACACAGCACTTCCTGATGGTTCTCAGATTGACCAGAAAACATTTAATATGGCAGTAGATGGCTCTACGCCTCAAGTTTTTGCTATGCACCCAAGTGGTACAGAGATTATCCATATAACAAGGATGCTAATTGAGATTGTACATAGTGCGGCAGGGGATGATAGCAAGTTTGGTGGTATCGCTGCCTTAACTAATGGTATACATGTCAGGAAGAATGTTAATAATGGAGAGTCTTATGAGACTTTAGCTATATGGAAAGCAAATAAGGATTTAAAAGAAGATATGTACGACGTCACTTATGGTGCAAAGGCTGGCGGTGGAGCGAACTCAACTACAGGTAGATGGAGTCTCCGTACAGGTTCAGGAGCTATTATAAGTTTAGATGCTTCTAATAATGAATTTATAGAATGTGTAATACAAGATGATTTGACTGATTTAACGGATTTTCAAATTAAGATGCAAGGACATTTTGAAATAACATAGTAAGGAGGTTATATGGATAAAGAAGTAAGAGCTTTTACATTTAATATCGAGACTAGAGAGGATGGAGAAGGGCCACCTGTCTTACAAGGTCATGCGGCAGTCTTTAACGAAGAGACTTCCATCATGGGTTTTAACGAGAGGATTGCCCCTGGTGCGTTCAAAGACTCTATTAAGGTAGATGACGTTAGGGCTTTATTTAATCACGACCCTAATCATGTTTTAGGACGTAACAAGGCAGGGACACTTGAACTTAGGGAGGATAAGCATGGACTAGCGATAAAGGTGACACCCCCAGATACACAGTTTGCTAGGGATTTAATGACGAGTATAAAACGAGGTGATATTGACCAGATGAGTTTTGGTTTCCAGACCGTAGCAGAGGAATGGCGGGAAGGTGAAAATGGAGAACCAGATTTAAGGACTCTCAAGGAGGTCAGGCTATTTGATATATCGCCCGTTACTTTCCCCGCTTACGAAGGCACAGCCGTGGCGGTTCGTTCACACGATATATGGCAGAAAGACAATAAACCTTGGAAGTTAAACCTTTTAAAAAAGAAACTAAAACTAAGAAAAGCAAAGGAGGACAAATAATGAAGACACTTGTAGAACTGCATGAGAGCAGAGATTCTATAGTTACTGATATGGAAGCTCTTATCTCAAAGGCAGACGAAGAGAAGAGAGACTTCACAGAGGAAGAGGAAAAGAGTTTTACAGACTTTGATACTTCGCTTACGGAAGTCAAAGAGGAAATTCGCAAGGCTGATGAGGCCGAGGCGAGAAAAAAGAAGCTGAAGGATGAAAGAGATGACCTTGAGGAGGTGGATAAACTCTATAAGCCTTCAGGTATCATAACTAGGGCGAATGGACTTGATGAGGAGTTCGGAAGTCTTGGTGAGTTCTTCGCTACAATCAGGAGTAACCCTGATGACGTAAGACTTGCTGAAATGAGAGTCCAGCAGATGAAGAACGGTACTTCTGGAGGTTATGCTATACCTGACCAGTTCATGGAAGGTCTTTTAAGTGTATCCCCACAGGAGGCGATTGTCAGACCGAGAGCGACAGTCATCCCCGCAGGCTCACCACCTGATGCTGAGATTAAGATTAATACTCTTGACCAGACATCAAGTGAAAATATGTATGGTGGCGTAGTTATTAACCATGATGGCGAGTCGGACAGCATTACCGAGACAGACGCTAAAATCAAACAGGTTTCACTACAGCCTAGAAGGATATCAGCTTTCATGACCGCTAGTAACGAGCTTATGACTAACTGGGCGGCGGCTGATACCTTTATCCGTGAACAGATGAGGCTTGCGGTTGCAGGTGCGGAAGATACTGACTTCCTACAGGGTTCTGGAGTCAATCGTGCATTGGGTATAACAAACTCCCCTTGTAAGATTGAAGTTGCTAGAGCAACGGCTAGTCAGATTGCATATGCAGATATCGTTGGTATGTATGCAAGGATGCTTTTTAGAGGTAGCTCGTTGGTTTGGGTAACATCACAGACCACGATTCCTCAGTTGACTACAATTGCAGATGCTGGAAGTAATAACCTTTGGATACATTCTGCGGCGGCTAATATCCCACCGACTCTCCTTGGTATTCCAGTTCTCTATAATGAGCGTTCACCTGCTCTTGGTTCAACTGGTGATTTGATGCTACTTGATATTAGTAAGTATCTTATCAAGGATGGTAGTGGCCCATTTGTAGCGTTTAGTGAGCATTATCGTTTCCAGAACAACGAGGGTGCTTTTAGAATAACTTGGAGAGTGGATGGACAGTCTTGGTTATCAGAGCCAATTCCGCTTGAAGGTTCAACATCAAATACAGTCAGCCCGTTTGTAATACTGGCCTAAGACTACGAAAAGGAGGTTAATCAGATGAACAGAGTTGCAGAAGAGTATCAGCTAAATAATTCACTAATCAGTATATCGTCAGCAACGTCAGGATTGAGTGGCGCATATTCCATGCACGATTGCGAAGAGGTAACTTTCGTAGTTGGTATGGGTACAGCTTTGGCGGCGGCTACAGCGATAACCCCGACCATTACGGTCAGACAGAGTGGAGATAACCTACTCTCTACTAACGCAACAATCGGAGGTCTTACAGCGACACTAGGCCCGACAACTGCGGAGACATTGAGTAAGGTCAAGAAGGCTTTGATTACGATGACCACAGCGGCTACAGGAGCGCAGACGGTTGTTGTAAACGGTGTTACTTGGACTTTCTCGACTGCCCCAGCGGCTACGGCTCTGACCTTTGGTTCTAATTCAGGTTCTACAAGTGCTGAGGGTCTTGAAGAGTCCATGAATACTTTGTCAAGCGGCATTAATGCTTCGACTGAAGCGGCTCTACAGGGTCTTACAGCGGCTACAGTCTCAACTGCTAACGTACAGATTCGAGTTAATAACACAGCTTCAACCAACTTGAGTCTTACAGGTGTGGCAGGTGCTTACGGCCTTACGAGTGAGAAGTCACAGGTTATCTTTTCAGTGAAATCTGAGGACTTAAACTCAACAAGTGCTTATGTTGGTATTCACATAACTACAGCGGTTACTTCGGTCAATCTCGCTGTATGTGCTATCAAGAAGGGTATGCGTTACAAAGAGCCTTTCCAGTTAGCCAGTACCAATATAAAGAGTACATAACGTAACTTAACATGGCGGGAGGTCAATAACGGCCTCTCGCCCCTAAAGGAAGGCAGAGGGAAATGGTTATAAAGATAGCAGACGATACACCAATTAAGAAAAAGGTTACTAAGAAGAAGGCTAAGAAGAAAGAAGTGGCAAAAGAGGAAGAACTTGTAACTATGCGTACTTCTTGTGTAGGGGCAATCAAAGAAGCGACACCCGAATGGCCTGTAGTTGAAGTAGAACAGAAACAGAGAGTCATCACTAGGAAGAGACGTAAGAAGGTTGCCATTGTCGGTTGTGCGGATTCAAAAGGTGAAGCTCCATTTAAAGATGATGAGTTTGAGATTTGGGGTGTTAATAATCTTTATCCTTTAATTGAAGCACATCCAGACCGTTACAGGTGGTTTGAGATACATGACATAAGTAAGGATGGAGAGATTTACAAGCGTAGAGATAATCCCGACTTTAGAGGGCAACCAGTAAATGATTATCTTAAGGACTTGGGTAAGTGGGCGAGTGATATTAATTGCCCTGTCTATATGCAAAAGTCTTGGGATATCGTACCAACAAGCATAGCGTATCCATTACCACAGGTATTAGAGAAGTTTGGCGAGTACTTTACTAACTCTATCTCTTGGATGCTGGCTCTAGCGATACACGAAGGCTTTGAGGAAATTCACGTTTACGGTGTCGATATGGCAGTTGACACTGAGTACCATCATCAAAGACCTTCTTGTGAATACTTTTTAGGCATAGCAAGAGGGATGGGGATTAAGGTTTTCATTCCCGATACTGCCGACCTTCTCAAAGTTAGATTCCTTTATGGATTTGACGAGCCTAAAGAAACAAAGTGGAAGAAGAAGCGGAACTCAATTCTTAAGATGATGAACACTAAGAAGGCTAAAGAAGAACAGATAAGCCTTATCTCTAACAATAAGATTCAGCAATATATAGGGGCTGAACAGGCGATAAAAGAGATGGATAAGATATGGGGGTAATATGAAGGATTATAACAGGGAAGTTGAAAATAGAGTTCACGTGAATGAGTTAAAACTGTGTCCAGTATGTAGCAAGCCAGAGTCAGAACATATAAATAGCATCCTTTGTGTTAAAGGATTGAAAAATGAGCCAGTAAGAACTAAAGAGGTTAATTGTGAGCATATTAAAGCTAATAAGTGAATCTTCAGTTGAACCTGTAACTCTGCCAGAGCTTAAGACGTTTCTGCGGATTGATTCAACAGATTCCACTTCTGAGGACACGCTCTTAAATAGCTATATCACAGCTTCCAGAAAACAGGCTGAGAATCTTATTAAGCGTTCCCTTGTGGTAACGACATGGCAATTAATCTTTGATGATTTCGCCCATACAACGGCGGTTGTGTCGTTACCACGCCCCCCTTTGAGTACAGCGTCTACGAATATAACGATTACTTATATTAAAGATACTACAGTTGGGGATACTACAACGGTAGATTCTACGGTTTTTAATATCGACTCTAATAGTGAACCTGGTGAGATATACCCTGTCTTTGATGGGGAGTGGCCTGATGATGTTAGACAGGAACGTAACGCTGTAACGGTTCAGTATGTGTCTGGTTATAGTTCGGCTACCACGCCAGTACCAGAAGAGATAAAGACTTGGATTAAATTGAGGGCTGGACATATGTACGAGTACAGAGAGCCTTTGATTGATACTCAGGTCTTTAAGATACCGAGGAATTTCATAGACGGGTTACTTGACCCGTATACTTTAAACACGGTTTCTTCATGAGAGCGGGTCTTTTAAGAAAGAGGATTACGTTACAACGGTCTACATCAACACAAGATAGTTATGGTGCGGACAATGTTACTTGGGCTGATGTAGGTGGAAGGTGGGCGAGTGTTGAACCTTTATCTGGGCGTGAATTTGAGGATGGTCAACAGAATGTAAGTAGGATAGAGGCTCGTTTTATTACTCGATATACAACAGGGATTACTTCTAAGAACAGGATAGTTTTTAATAACGAGAATTATCAGGTTGAGTCAGTAACCAATCTTAACCAGCGGAATAGAGAGATGGAAATTCTTTGTTCAAGGGTGACTACCTCATGAGTACAGTTGAGCTAAAGGGGTTTAAAGAACTTGATGCTGAATTGAGTAAGTTAGCCCTTAAGGTGCAACGGAAGATAATGTCTAAGGCTGTTAGGGAGGCCACTAAGGTTGTTCAGAGAGAGGCTAAGAGACTCGCTCCTAAGAGAGTTAAGGATTGGGAGGGTGTGGCCTTTGACCATCCAGCGGGTACATTAAGAAAGAGTATCGTAGTTAGGAAGGTAAGGAAGACTCCAAAGTGGATTGTTAGATATGTGGCTTTACCATTACCTGGTCTATTGATTTCAAGAGCTAGTCATAAGGCTGGTGGATTAGACAAGAAGACAAGCAGAACATTTACAACTCGCCTATCAAATGCACAACAGTCTTATTATGCGATGTGGGTTGAGTATGGTCATAAGATGCGAGGTGGTAAGCATTATTCGGGTACTCCTTTTATGCGACCAGCTTTTGATAAGAACAAAGGAAAGATTTTACAAGTAATGCGTAGAGAGATGGCAAAGGGGATAAAGAATTATAGGAAGGGTTAATACTAAATAGGAGGAGAAAATGGCAGAGATAGTAACAACGATTTGCCCGAAATGCGAATCAAAGATTAATCATGTTTCAACTGATACACCAAAGAGATGTGTTGGTTGCAAAACTCAATTTGTAAAAGCAGAAGATGTTGTAGTGATTGGAGAACCTACAGTAATTACTCCTTCTCCATTGATTGTAGAAGGTAAAGCAAAAGGAGGTAAGTAATGGCAAACGCAGTATATAATTCATATAAGGATGATTGTATCGAAGCTAACGTGGCTTATTTAACAGATACAATTAAGGTTGCTTTGGTTACTAACGCATACTCAGTAGATATAGATGCTCATACTCGATTTACGGATATAACAAATGAGGTAGTAGGGACTGGCTATGTGGCAGGTGGAGAGACTTTAGCTTCCAAAACCTCTACTCAGGATAACACAAACAATAGAGGGGTCATGGATGCTGCCGATGTAACTTGGTCTGCATCTACAATAACTGCGAGGGCTGCGATAGTATATGAATCTGGGACTGGATTTCTTATAGGTTATATTGATTTTGCTTCTGATAAGAGTTCCAGTACTTCTGATTTTACGATTCAGTGGCATGCTGATGGCATTCTTTATATAGGGTGACTAATGGCACAATTTATACCTAATATTCTAAAAGACCTCAATGATGTACCCGCCTACTCAGGTAACGCTGGTAAAGTCTTAAAGGTAAATACTGGTGAGACTGCGCCTGAATGGGCTGTTGATGAGACTACGGATGTTGGGGATGTCTTCAATGATAGTTGGGCGTATACCCATGATTATGGGGTATCTGGCTCCAATGTTGAAACTACACTTGCTGCTAATTTAGGTCTTGGTTCAACTTCAGCTACCCTTACAGATGCCTCATCTTACCTATCTGGACATGACATGGCAATTCCTGGGGCTGGTGTGGCGGGTATAGAACTTATGGTGACTCTTTCAGCCGACCCCATTGGTAATGTAGTCTCTTTTTCGCCAGCAACTTCTACTAGTGTCTTATCAGGTATTACAGTTTACCATGATGATACTGTAGGATGGAATGCCGCTATAGCAAGCGGGAATCAGTTGTGGGGTGCTGGAGTGTCTGTTATTACAGGAGAGATAGATTTCAATGTAGTTGGACAGAGATGTTACAGCTCTTATCTTAGTATCGGTGGAGCTATATCTATTCGCCCTAGAGACTTAACTCAAAACGCTATACGGGTATCAGCCAATGCAGTTCATTTGCATGGTATAAATATTAGACACCCATACGGTACTCCTACAGCGGGTTCAGATTTTATATTAGGCAATACTGGTTCAGGAGTCAGTGGAACACGATTAACAAAATGCAGCACAGTTCTTCCATATATAGGTATAACATTTCAACGAGGATTTAATTGGACTTTAGATGATATTGCTATCTTCTGGCCTGTTAAATATGGGGTAGATATAAATTCCCCAATTCCTTACGGTGGTCACAGAGTACACAACTTAATTATGGGTGAGCAATCACCTTCTGGTGTAGCAGATTCCGCTATTCATATATCCGCTTCGGATTGGATTAGATGGAGTCATATTACAATGGCTCGATTTGAAACCTGTATCCATATTGAAGCTGACATAGCAAACGTTTCAGGACAGAGATTTACAGATATGTACTTTGATGATTGTAGAGCTACAGCGGTTAAAGTTGCTGGTAGTACTTTTGGGGTGGTGGATACTTCTATTGTCAATCTACAACTTTACAATAATGACGCAAGTGCAAATGGTATTCAGATTCTTGATGGTGCAGTCAATACTGTTATTGATGACATATCTGTCATAGGTTCGGCTGGTTTCGGTATTGAGGATGGGGGAGCGGATACCTCTATAAATAACTTTAAATGTAGAAACGCAGGCTGGACTATGAATACTGCCGATGGCCTTAGTCTTACAAGTACCTCGACAGGCTGTATGGTTTCAAATAGTACCTTCGGGTATAACCGTTACGGCCTTGCTATCGCAAGTGGAGCAAGTGATTTTAATATTACAGGGAATAACTTTAAGAATAATAACACGGCAGCGACAAATATTCCTACAAATGCTAGAGCATCAGGTATCATTGAGAACAACAATGGTATCACAGACTATCTTACTTCTATCGGTGCTACACCTGACTTTGTTGGGCAATATGCCCTTATATCAGGAACGTGGTATAAAGCTAAGGCAACTACAAGCACTGGGGACTGGGTGGCTATCTAATGGCTAAATTATTTCCATTTATATATTCCGACTGGAGTTTGTCGAGAAACGATAAAGTCATTCAACCGATGAATGAAAATCTCTGGTTCAGGGAACACCAGACCCTACTCCTTGCCATTGCTAATCATCCAGAAGGTAAAGACTTACTCTGTATCGACCAGAACCTTCCCCCTATTATTGAGATAGCCAAGAATCATGTTACTTGTCTCTTAGACATTGATAACAAAGGACAGAAACTTTTTCGTGCTGATTTCAGAGTTGGTGCTAAATGGGCAAATATAATTCGCTATCGCTGGCCTGATTTTGTGAAGTTTGCGAAAGAATATCTGCCATATAAGAAATCAGGATTATATAGACGTGATGTATCAGGGTTATTGGCGGCTACTTTGGATACTTCTTTTCCAGATGCAGGTGTTGGTGGTACTACAGTTGATGGGCATGCACAGCATTCAACTGCGGCTGACGATTGGGATGGTGTACATGACGGAGTAGGTAATTTGGGGTCGCCTACTGGAACTTCAATAAATTTGGACTTGAGAAGAGACTCAGGGTCGCCAATTACTACCATAGGTAGAGGAATAATGCTCTTTGATACCTCTGGCATAGGAGCGACACATTCAGTTATCTCAGCCACGGTTAGCCTGTATGATAGGGATAACCTAGTATTTACTGATAATGATGCTCAAGCTTATTTTTCTATAGTCCAGACCAACAACATAAGCCTTGATAATAATATAGTAAGTTCTGATTACACAGACGTTGGTGATGCCATTGATAACCCTACGGAGGGTATAGATTCTGGCGATAGAATCAGGATGGAGGACTCTGCCACTAGTGCTTATAATGATTTCCCACTTAATACTACAGGAAAAGGATGGGTAGATACATCTGGAATAACATATCTTGGCATTAGAGAAGGACATGATATAGAAGATGTGCCTATAGCTGATGGCCTGAGAAACTTTAAAAGATGGTGGGCGGCTGACAATGGCTCATTAGAACCTAAGTTAGTTGTAGACTACGCTATATTAATCCAACCTAGTGCGTTACCTTTGACAGCCACACTTCCAGAGCCTTCTTATAGTGCTACTGCTCGTGTTGATTCTCTTGTAGCCCCCATTACTATGCCTGTCCCTGATATAATAGGAGCATTGATTCTAGAACCTGATGCTTTAACATTGTCAACAACTTTACCCGAACCGTTTGTTCAGGTAGTATTCATAAATCCAGCTACATTGGCTTTAACTTCGGTACTTTCCGAACCGATTGTTGATGCTCCAATTATTGTTACTCCTGATGTTCTTATAGCAACGATAAGTATCCCAGACCCAAGTGTTTTATCTCAGACAGCTATGATAGCAGTACATAATATGCCCTCTGGTAAAACTATGGAGTACTCATTGGTAGATGAATTTGGGGTTGAACTACAGGCGTACACTTCTGTTGGTGTCGTTGAGCAAGTCATAGACGCTACGGCAGAAAAGTCTTTATATTATACAAAGTCTAATCTAGTGTCAGGAACTTCACAGTTACATATCATGTGGAGGTCTACCGATGCCGTACCTTTAACGGCAAGTGAAAGCATAGATATTTTCACAAGTAAAGTGGTCAATATAGAAAATGAGATTACCTCTAAGCTAGATGTTGCCGTTTCTTCAAGAGCATCCGATGTAGATATGGAATTACTTTTAAGCTATATCAAAAATAAAAAGGTAATTAAGAAGACAGGTAGCGTATGGTCTTTGAAGATATATAATGCCGCTGGAAATGATTTTATTCTCACTAAAGAATTAAAAGACAAAGATGGTAATAATATAACTGATATAGCCGCTGGAATCATGGCTCAGGAGTTAGCTAATAGTGCATAACGTAACGACAATAGGACATGGTTTAGGAAGAACAACCGCAATCTTAGCATGGGGTTTAGGAGTAGGTATTGCAATTATTACTGCACCCCGTATATTTTCTAAGCGATATAGAACTAGAAGGATAGGGTAATGGCACTAGAGATTAAAATATTTAATCTATTGACTACTTCAACGACTATTACCGCAACAATGGGTAATAGGATTTATCCTGTTAGAGCGCCACAAGCAGTTAGTAATCCTTACGCAGTCTATCAGAGGATTAGTGGAGGACAGCAGAGTGGTCTTGAAGGGTACTTGACCTTAGAAAATCCAAGGATACAGATTGATGTTTACTCGACAAGTTATTCTCAGGTTAAGACTTTAGCAGATGCAATACAAACACAGATGGGTACGTCAACGGGTTTTAAGAATACTTTAATTAACGATACAGATTTATACGAGGACGAGTTGAACTTACATAGAGTAACTATGGATTTCTCATGTTGGAATAGAGAATAACATCTTGTCAGGGTGTCTGGATTGATTACGCCCTCTGCCTGATTATGAAGGGCATCCTGACGAGTCCACTTTAAGGAGGTAGTAAAATGGCACTAGAAGCGCAAGGAACTAGATTGTTTTGGTCGGCATCAACAGCACAGAGTACCGCAATAGAGATTACACAGATAGTAAGTTTTGGCGGCCCTTCGGGTAGCGCTGGGATAATCGATATTACTAACCTGGGTTCTACAGCAAAAGAGAAACTGATGGGTTTGCCAGATGAAGGTCAGGTAACTTTTGACATTACTTATCAGGCTACAGCGGCTTCACATATCGCTCTAAGGGCTGATAGGGCTTCCAGAAGTAAGCGGAATATTACTATTGCATATACAGATGCCGCAAGCTCTATTGATTATGCAGATGCTTATTGTACAGGATTTAGTATATCTGGTGGTGTGGATGACGTACTTAAAGCATCTGTAACCTTAGAGATTACTGGCCCGATAACCAGCACTACTAACTAGGAGGTTGTCATGGCACTAGAAGCGCAAGGCATAACAATACGAAGACAATCAACTACGGCAGGGAGTACGGCTTCATCTTCGGGAGCTACTATAGCTTTTTCGTCAGGCTCTACGAATATTACCCGTAGTGCAGGAGATTTTGTAGCGGATGGATGGTCAACAGGTATGAGGATGGAGAACACTTCAACCTCTAATAGTACGAGGGTTCATACCATTGCTTCTGTTGCGACTACCGTAATGACAGTATATGAGCCAATCGTCTCACAAGCCACAGGAATCAACTTTACTATGGTAGGGCATAGCCTAGAAGCTATTGCCGAGGTTATGAGCTTTGGTGGCCCTTCTGGGAGTGCATCCGTTATTGATGTGACCAGTTTAGGCTCTACAGCTAAAGAGAAGTTAATTGGTCTGAGGGATGAAGGTCAGTTGACTATGGACTTGTTTTTTAATACCGACACTACGGCGTTACAGAAGGCTATGAGGGCTGATAGAGCATCAAGGACTAAGAGGGTGTATGACATAAAATACACAGACTCAACCGTGACTCCTTCTTATGACTTCTTTGATGCTTATGTCACGGGCTTTTCAATCAGTGGTGGTGTAGACGATGCAACTAAGGGTTCAGTTACCCTAGAGATTACGAGTGCGGTTAAGAGTATCCAGAAAGTCTAATCTTAAACAGGAGGCAGAGGGATGATACTAACAAGAGATGTAATTCTAAAGGCAAAAGATTTAAAGACTGAAAGCGTGAAAGTTCCAGAGTGGCATAAGAACGGAGAGGTTGTTGTTAGCACTATGACAGGTACGGCAAGAGATGAGTTTGAGACTTCTTTGTTCACTTCTAAGGGCGGAGATGCCAAGCGGAACATGGCGAATATGAGAGCTAAGTTACTTGTCATGTGTATTGTTGATAAGGACGGTAAGAGAGTTTTTACCGAGGCCGATATAAACAGACTCGGTGCAAAGTCAGCCAAGCCCTTAGACCGTTTGTTTTCTGTAGCTCAGAGACTTAACGGTATCGGTGTTGAGGATGTGGAGGACATGGTAAAAAACTAAAGGCGAGAGGGAGTAGATATTTTTACTTTGCTCTCGCTAGAGAACTGAGGATGACTGTTAGTGAGATGTTATCCAAGATGGATAGCCAAGAAGTCACTGAGTGGATGGCATATTTCGAGATAGAGAATGAGAAGGCAAAGAGAGCCAAAGATGGGCCACCACTAGAGGAACAGATGAAAGCTGGCATGAGAGGACACGGAAAGATGGTGATTAGGTAATGGCAAACGCAGGGTCTTTGACAGTTGAAATAGCGGCTAATGTAGCACGACTCCAAAAGGATATGGATAAGGCTCGTAAGTCTATTGGCAAGCTGAATAATAATGTCAAGAAGACCAAGATGTCTATGGATAAATTCGAAGGGACTATCCGTAAAATCACTGGTGCTATCGGTGGTATTTTTGCTTTGTCTAAGGCTTGGGATTTAGCTTTTGATGCGGCTAAGTTTCAACAGGCAGAGGGTGCGTTTGCCAACCTTGCCGCCTCGCATGGGGTAAATTCTCAAAAGATAATAGATAACCTAACAAGAGTATCTAAAGGTACAATCTCAACCGCCAATCTTATGCAGAGCGCTGGTACGGCTATGCTCTTGGGTATCCCCGCTGAACAGTTAGAAGACATGATGAAGATTGCCAGAGCTACGGCTAGAATTACTGGTCAATCTATGCAGGAAGCGTTTCAAGACATTGCTAAAGGTATTGGTAGACAGTCAAAACTCGTCCTTGACAACTTGGGTATTATCGTTAAAGCTGAGGATGCGAATAGGCGCTATGCAGAGGCTATGGAGATTACAGGGCGAGCCTTGACGGATACGGAAAAGAAACAGGCTTTCATAAACGAGACAATGCGTAGCGGTGCTGATTTAGCTGAACGCATAAACGCACAGGCCATAACTTCAGCAGAGGCTATGGAAAAGTTTAAGGCTACGGCAGAGAATTTAGGAATATCTGTCGGCAAGATGCTTATTGCGATTGTTGCTTTCGGTACAGGCATAACGCAGTTAGCGGCTGGAACTGTGGCTATGATAATTGAAACAATCGCAGATAAACTATCACATCTCTTTGACCTTGGGGCAAAGCTTCCAGGTAAAATGGGGAAAATATTTAAAGATGCCTCTGATTCTATGAAAGGGTTAGCTAAGTTTGAGGCAGAAGTTAGAGTCGAAGCCTTTAAAAATGCAGATGCCGCTTTTGAAGTGGCTAAAGCAATATTTAAACAGAATGAGGCTGTAGAGGGAGGTATCAAAAAAGCGAAGGATGAGATAAAGATAACTAATGAAGTAACCAAAAAGAAGATTGATTTCGAAGCTAAGATTCTCAATGTGGTTATGGCTACAGAGAAACTTAACGCAACGAATGAAAGAAAGATTGAGTTAGATACTTTGTCTTTGGCTACAGACGGTGCAACCCTTGACCAGATTAATAGGTTTATCTTAGCCAGAGAACAGCAGTTAGCGGTTGAGAAAGACTTGGCAGATACAAAAGAACGTACTCAGGCTATGGAAGCTCTAGCTGGTTTAGGGGAAGCTCCTGGTGGTCTTAGTGGTATGGCAAGTGTTGAACAACTACAGATGGAAAAAGAGCGTATTGCTGAATTTTGGAGTGACTACATTGAAGGCTTGAAAGAAGTTGGGGCTGAAGAATTAGTTATTCATCAAGCAACACTCGACAAGAAAAAAGCATTAGATGAAAATTTAGGAGCAACAAGGATAGCTCTTGCTAGTACGGTTACAGGAAAGTTAGCGAGTATAGCTCAAGACTTAATCACTATGACAGGAACACAAAGTAAGCAAGCAGAGGCCGCTATGAAGGCAGTTGCAATCGCTCATGCTATTGTCAGTGGGAAGGTAGCCGCTGTTGATGCTTGGGGTAAGGGTATGGCGGCGGGTGGCCCTCCTGTTGCCGCTATTTTTGCGGCGGCTTCTTTAGCGAATACTGGAGCTTTGATAGCATCTATTGGAGGTAGCGGGGGTGGGGGTAGTGTGAGTAGTATACCAACAGCTAATCTTGGCGAAACGCCAACACATCCAGATATAAGTAATCAGAATATGGGGACTTCTCAAGAAATAACGATTAATATATCAGCCCTTGACCCTTCTCAGGTTGATTGGCCTAAAGTTGTAGAGGATAATGTAGTGCCAGCTATGGAAGGGCTGTCAGGTGTGGATGGACGTAATATACCCTTAGACATTACGGTGATGGCATGAGTCAAAATCAAGGAACAGTCTTAAAGTTTTTCTACGATAATATGCTACAGAGTACAGAGGGCACTATTACAGCAACCTCTACATCTACAGGTGCGTATACGATTGATGATGTACATAATATGCTAGAGGTCAACGGATGGAAAGGAGCGAGTTCAGCTACTCAGAATATAGACTTTGATGCTGGCGTAGGGAATACTTTTGATGCTGATTATATTGCTATCTTAGGGCATAACCTTTTCTCTGTTGGTTCTTCTGTAGCGGTAATACATTCTACCAGCGGAGCTTATGGAGGGGAGGAAGTAACTATATTCAGTACGAGTGTAGATGCTGATACTGTTTTTTTAAAAGAATTTACAGCACCGGGAGCTAAGAGATATTGGAGAGTTCAGATTAACGGAGCAAGTACATCACCTTCGGTCAACATCCTTTCTTTGGGTACAGTCTCAACGGTAGCCTTTATCCAACCGCCCTTTGACCCTCATGGACAAAAGACCGTAATGAATACCAATATGACAGAGGGTGGGTTTGTTGCTGGTATCCATACGAAATACACAGAACGAAGTATCAGTTTAGGATTTGGTGGAGTCAGTACTTCTCTATATAGCATCTTGAATACTTGGCATGAGAACAGCGGGATGAAAAACTTTTTCATGGCTTGGGATACAACTAACGATTCTTCGGCGGTCTATTTAGTTAGGCCAGATGGGAATTTTAACAACCCTATTAATGTAGACAAGTTTAGGAATGTTACTATTAACCTTAAAGGAAGAAAAGAATAGTGGCGATAACTCTAACATCTGCTTTTCAGGCTGAATTAAAAAAGGGAGAGAATGCTCCTAATGTAATTCTTGAGGTTGCGCTTGATTCTGGAACTGTAAAATGGGGGACGGGAACGGGGGGCTTTAATGACGTTCAAGCTATTGTTGGTAAGGTGTCTTCTTTACAGAATAAGATAGACCAGAAGAAAGGCTTTTCCTCAAGGGGTGAGATTACTTTTGAGATTATAGGCCGTGATAATTTCAAGACTCTAATCAAGGATAACTTTTTAAAGAACCGTAGAGTTACCCGTATGGATGGATTTATTAGTTCGGGCTTTGCTTATTCTGACTACGCCTCTACGTTCACAGGTAAGATAAATAAATGGAAAAGGAAGGGTGATGTTCTAACTATAACAGTTTCAGATGATTTGATTGAAGGTCTTAAAAAGATACCAGAAGAAAACGAAACAAAGACTCAGAGTGTAGATGCTACAGGTGGAGGAATTGGGATAAATCCTGTTGTCGTTATGAAGAATATTCTAACCTCAACTTCTTTGCTTGGTATAAGTACTGACTTGGTTGATGTAGCGCAGTTTGATGCTGAACAAAACGATTGGCTAAGTAGCTGGCTAGTATCGAGAGTAGTGACAGACCCTAAAGATGCTAACGAATATTTGAATCAATTACAGGTAGAGACTAATTCATTTATATACCATGACGGAGCGAAGATAACCTATAAGGTTTTTGCTCCACCTAAACCCGGAGTATCTGTTGAGAAGTGGTCAGATAATAATCATATATTAGAAGGTTCATTAAGTGCTGGTAGTGGTTATATTGATGCCTTCTTTAACAGGATATTAGTTTATTACGATTACAACGAGAGTGGTTCGGATAATGAAGAAAACTTTGATACGCTTATAATCAATATAGATGCTGATTCACAATCAACGGCTCAGTGGGACGAGGTAAGAACCAAGACTATTATGAGTAAGTGGATTAAATCCTTTACTCACGACAATACGGTTACTATTACAGGAGTGACAGTATATCACGTTTCTAAAGCTAACGGTGCTGGTAGTGGAACTTTGACTTTTGACCAAGTAGCTAATACGCTAACGTGGACTGCACCAAGTGGTGCTGTAGGCGAAGCGGTAGAACTTTCCAAGGACGGTAAGTTTGATGTATTTGATGCAGACTTGACTAAGTTTATCAGGGTTGTTGTAGATACTTCTTTGCTTGATGCTGGCAATCAAACCGATACAATTACTATCACAGCGATACCAGGGGATAGATTTGCTACATCTTTAGGCCAGAAGTATTTAAGTAGATACCGTAATCCTTCCACTAAGCTCAAGTTCAAAGTGGATATGAATAATGTCAACTGGTCTGACGCTTTTATAAAACCAACAGACTTAAAGGACATAACTACAGATGACGCTTTTGAGAAGGGCGATAGTTCATGGATAGATGAAAGGGTAATGTTGACTTCTATCAGACCAAATTTCAAGGATAGTATTATTGATATAGAGGCAATCGAGAGTAAGATGTATCATAGATATGGTTTTATTGCCCCAGCAGGTTTCCCTGATTTTTCAAGTGCTACGGATGCACAGAAAGAATATGGATTTATAAGCTCTACGGTAGAAACTACTAATACATATTATATATGGTAAGGAGGCGAAGATGGGTTCAACATTAGCACCAACAGAAGTATGGTCTACAATTTCTACCGCTATGGTAGATGCAGACAGTCCTATAGACATAACTTTGATGGGAGGTATTAGGGGTAATCTTATTAACGTACAGGAACAGCTTACAGGGGCGGCTGGTTCTACTTATGTAGGGGCTCAACTCCACGACCATGATGGATTGAATAGTAAACTTATCAGCCCAAAGACATACTCTACGGGCGCACACGCTATCTTTAGGAGTACTGTGCAATCTACTGGTAACGCCTCTACGGTATATGTTGAGCAACTGGCTGTCGGCTTGCCTTTCGCTGGCTCATTAAGGATTAGATATGATTTGAAGGGGCTATCTACAGATTCTGCTGGATTTGCAAATGCGAATATATTTCGCAATGGTTCGGCTGTTGGCACAGAGTCCAGCGTATCTCTAACGGCTAGTACCTTATTTATAACGTTTACCGAAGACGTTGCGGGTTGGTTAGCTAATGATGTTTTAACAATCAAGACAAAGGTAACACCAAGTGCTATTTCAACATCTGTTGCCAAGAACCTTGTCATATCTGTTTCTACGGCTTCCATATCACAGATAGCCTTAACAGTACTATTACCAGCAACAACTTAGAGGGAATATGATTTCCGAGTTAAAGAGATAGAGAGACTTGGAAAGGGCAACTGGATTACTTTAACGGACGAGCCAGTTGTAAATAATAAACCACCTTCAAGACAAGAATTTACAGACCTCTTGGCGAGGGTAGAAGCACTGGAGCGTGTGTAATGTGTAAGCACCAACTATCTAAAAAACAAATGGAGGATTTAGGGGATATAGTCGCAGATAAACTTACCTCAAAAAGAAAGAATAGAGATGACCACACCAGATTAACACCAGAAGAATCTCTGGCGGTTAAACAGATACTTGCTACTAAAAAACGTGCAGTACAATTTGTTTTTTTAATATTTACAGCGGCGGTAATGTGGGCGTTGAAAGATATATATATCTGGCTTAAAGGTGCTATTATTATTAAGGGGGGTTGATGATGAAATACTTTACTCTCAAGAGGGTTGTCTATAATCAACATGGCACATTCGGTGTTCTGATTGATGACGAAGGGATACCCTTTGCTCTCACTCTTGAGAATCCTTGGGAAGATAACAGGCGCAATATTTCCTGTATCCCTGCTAATCAGTATGTTTGTAAGCGAGTCTTAAGCCCTAAGTTTGGGGATACTTTTGAGATTACAAACGTAGAGGATAGAAGTCATATACTTTTTCACAAAGGGAATACCTCTAAAGACACCAACGGTTGTATTTTAATAGGGGAACAATTTGAAGATATAAACGGAGTTCCAGGTATCGCTCACAGTGGTAAAGGTTACAAAGAGTTCATGGATAAGTTGTTAGGCCATAGCAATTTGATTCTACAAATCTTAGACTAGGGAATTATCCCATAATCTAAACGGAGGAATAAAATGAGTAAAGTT